ATCTTGCTGAGAAACATACAATGGAGATGCGTTTCCGCTTCCATCTTGCATTCTTCCCTGATCTCTTCTTGTGACAGTTGTGAGATCTAGAGGAATACCATCTGTATCAGGCTGAGAGTCAACTGTAGAAAGTAAGACGTTTGAGAAGGTCTTCGAGATTTCGTATTCTCTTATATTAGAAGCCATGTTACGGTTTATGGTAAAGTAGACCTATTCAAATAACTTTAAACAGTTGTCACCCACGTGTTATGAAGAAACCGACAGTTTGGCCGGAGATATATGTTAGCTTAAAATTTTTGCAGCGTAAAGATATTGTTCAAAAAGTAGTTAGGACTGATGAAGACACCTGCCATGTGACCTATGACCACCCAGTGTTTGGAACGGTTACGGAGATATTCCAAATGCTATTTAAGAAAAATCTTATCTGTTTGAAGTGTTGCTTCCCGCACGAAATGCAAAATGCTGAAGAAATGGAGATAGTTAAAGACTATTATAACAACTTTATTCTCGACGGGCACGATACTTACCTAGAATACAACAACGAGAACCTTGGTTGGTACGTTTTGTCACGAAATGTTGAAGATGAGGAAAAAGAAGCTATTCGTGGTATATGATATAATAGTAAGAGACACGACGTACCTATGACTAGCTTTGTTCCTGTATCGATTAACTCCGAGCTACGGAACTCGTACCTAACTTATAGCGTATCGATTTTCAACCGTGCGTTGCCAGATGTGACCGATGGGCTTAAGGTAGCTCAGCGTCGTATCATCCTTGGTCTCAAAGATCTAAATCTAAAACCAAATGGGCAGTATAAGAAAGTTTCAAGGCTCGAAGGTCACGTATTGGGTTCCTACCATCCACAGGGGGGATGCGCCGGTACGGCTATCAACATGGGCCAAGCCAATAGCTTTAGGTATCTTCTCACTAACATTCATGGTAACGTTGGTGGTAGTATTCAGTCAGGTCCTTCAACCGGTCAATCCATCAGTGAGGACTCTCCAGCTGCTGCACGCTATCTCGAAGTAAAGTCTAGCGAATTTACCCAGAACGTTTATATCAATGAAATTGACAAGGAGAGCTGTGAATGGCGTGATAACTACGACGGGTCAACACAGGAGGTACATCGGATTGTCCCTTCTATTCCCTCGCTTCTTGTTAATGGTGGTGTTGGAATCGCTGCTGGCTATGCTTGTAATCACATTTCTTATAACCTCTCCGAGGTAATCAAGGGTACTGTAGCTTATATCCAAAACCAAAAAATTACTGATAAGGCTCTCTATAAGCACATTACCGGCCCCGATCTTCCTCAAGGCGCTCGGATCCTCAAGGATGATGGCGTATATGCCGCCTTTGCATCTGGCCACGGCTCGATCAAGGTTTATGGTAAGTGGGAAGTAAAGAAAGTTCCTTATAAAAGGAAATCCAAGAGGGACGCAATCATCGTTACCTCGCTGGCTAGTGGATCTTCTGAGCGATTCCTGGAAAAAGTTAAATCTGCTGTAGACGCAGGGAAGATTGACCAGATTGTAGATGCTGCTGATCACTCGTCCACCGAAGGAATTCACATCGAGTTGATTCTCAAGGCCAACGCAGATGCCCAAATGGTTATCGGGCAGCTGCTTGCTCATACGAATCTGTATGATACAATCGGCGTCAATGCCATGGCAATCAAAGAAGCTCTTCCTGAGATGTTCGGAGTAAAGGATATCATTGCAACTTGGCATAAGAGTCGTTGCAAGGCCCTGATTTCACGCTATAGCGCCGAGTGTAGCCGGATTCAGGACCGTATGCACATCCTCGATGGCTTCTTGACCATCCTTGCGGACATTGATGAGGTAATCAAGACCATTAAATCCAGCAAAACAAGGGAAACAGCTCAGAACAACCTTCGCAAGAAGTGGAAACTAAGCGTTCCCCAGGCTCAGGCAGTCTTGGCTATGCCTCTTAGCCGCCTTGTTAATGCTGAACGGCTCGAGCTAAAGCGGGAAAAAGACGAACTTCAGCAAAAATACGATGAGTTGCAGACTCTGATTAACGATTCTGCAGCAATGGATAAGCATATTATCGAGCAGATCCGTAGTTTCCGTCAATTTGCCGATAAGCGCAGGACAGAGTTGGTTGATCCTAATGAAATTGGGGCAGAAAAAGCAAAAGTCATCGCTCCTCCAAGGATGCGTAAGCTCAAACCCCTTACTCCTCAAGAGATTTACAAGAAAAAAGCCAAGGCGATGGGGATGAAGCGGACAATCGTAGCAAAATTTATCGCCGAAAACCAGATGGGCAAGGACGTTTCTAAAAAATGGGACGAATTTGTTGAGAACTGGGAGCACGAGCAGCAAATGACAACCCGAAAGGGAGCCGCACAGCGTAAAAAACAACTCGAAGAGCTGAAAAAGTGGGGAAAAGCCCAAGGAATGAGGTCTAGAGGACAATATGCATGGAATGCATTCATCGAAGGCCGAGAAAAAATGAAAATTAGGGAGCTAAAGGCCGAACTCAAAGAATGGATGGCAAATATTGACGCAATTTAAAACTAAAGATAGCAGTTTAAAGCTACGTAGTTAAAACTACAGATGAAACTGCCACGAACAGCCATATTATTACTTAGAGGAGTGGAAGGTTGTGGAGTAAGTACCTACGCCCGCCATTTCAAAGCATATTTTGACGAAAATAACCGAGGAAAATGTGATATTTTTGCATTAAACCTTAGTGTAGGACGACCTGATACCTCTACCGACTTACATATTACAAAATTTTCTTTTGATGAAGCTGACGAGTTAGTTCGCAAGGTTAACGAAGAATACGACTTAAGCCTTGTATTTTCTG